ATTTGGGCCTGGGAATACCGCTAATCCGAACGGCGCTCCTCCCAAAGCAGAACGCTTCTCCGAAGCTGCAAAGCGCATGCTGGAAGCACGGGAAGTAAACATTGAATATACTTTTCCCAAAAACGGGAAGCTTGTCACAAGTAAACTTCATCTTGAATCAACGACAACAATCAATGACAGCCTTGTTGCTGCCCTGATAAAAGAGGGCATGGACGGAAACGTGCAAGCGATAAGCGAACTTGTCGACCGCGTGGAAGGCAAGCCCCGCCAAGCCGTAGACCTCGGCGGGCAGAAGGATAATCCGCTAAATGTTATCAGCGACAGCGACCTTGACGGGGAACTCGCAGCACTCCGATCATCTCAGACGGTTGAAGATCAAGGAGTTGCTTCTTCGCAGGGAGAAGCAGCGCCGACTTTGTGAGGCGAGTTTCTACGAGTTTTTTAGAAGCGCCTGGTCGTCAATCTGGCCCAACATCCCCTATGTAAATTCGTGGTATTACAAATATCTGTGCGATGAATTTCAGTCAAGGGTTGATCGAAATCTTGCCAAACTCCCGCGCGAAAGCCACCTCAATGTAAACATACTCCCCGGTAGTGGAAAAACAAGCGCGCTGTCTATTGCCGGCCCGGTGTGGGTGTGGCTTAAAGACCCGACCAAGCGATTTATCACAACCTCGTACTCGCCAAAGCTCGCCGAAGACAACAATGACGCGTCAACGCGATTGATGCAATCGGAATGGTTTAAGGAAAATTGGGGTAGTAAATTTGAACTAACCAAGACTCTCGCCACTGAAACAAAAAACGATAAGGGTGGGTACAGGATTACGACCTCGCCCGGATCTAAGATAGGCACCGGATACCATTTCGATTTTAACATCAACGATGATTTGCAGAACGCCGAAGAAGTGTACAGCAAAGTGTACCGGCTTACTGTGCAGCGCTGGCTTGATGAAACAATAAGCAGCCGCGCCGTGGACAAGATGGTGAGTGTCATGGTCAACATCCAACAGCGCCTACACGGCGACGACGTGACCGCACATCTGCGCAAGTATCAAGAAAGCCTCTATCGTTTTGTAGTGTTGCCGGGTGAACTTTCCGATAAGGTCGAACCATCGTCTCTTCGGGAAAAGTACACTGACGGCTTATTGGACCCCGTGCGGTTCTCGATGCCAGTCCTTAATATCATGCGTATACAGTTCCGTAATGCCTATTCCGGCCAGGTGCGCCAAGACCCTGTTGCGGAGGGAGGCAACCTGTTCCGCGACGAGTACCCGCGCTGGTACACGCCCGAACAAGTTCCAGTTATGGAGCGCATTATAGTGAGTGCAGACACATCAAACACCAGTGACGCGAAATCGTGCCCGACATCAATACAGGCGTGGGGCAAAGAACTGGGGCGACCAAATTTCTATCTGCTTTACGACGAGACACGACAAATGACGCCTGGCCTGGCATTGATTCGCATTGACGCTATTGCGGGTGCATATCCGGGCTGCCAAATACTTGTAGAAAATGCCGCGTCAGGGTTTGGAATAATCGAGGCGTTAAAGAAAAAACACGAGGGCGTGTTCTCGTTCAACCCTGCCAAGTTCGGCGGCAAAGAAAAACGCGCAGAAACAATCTTGTATTTGTGGGAAGCGGGAAATATATTTCTTCCCGAGACCGAATACACGCGCTCGCACTACCTGACAGAGATTGTGGCGTTTCCAAAGGGAGAATTTAAGGACCGTGTGGACTCCATGAGTCAAGCGCTAATATGGCATACGCGTATCGGGCATTCTGGGAACGCTATGCTGGATGCACCAGTTTACTAAAAAGGGGGACCCTGTGAAAATCTTACTGCTTTTTATTCTCGGTTGTTTTGTGGCCTGTTCTTCTCCCACGTCGCCCACGCCGAAGCTCGACGCGGCTCAGCAGATCGAGCGAAGTGCCGGGTACGAGGTTGTTGTGCTTGGAGCCGCCACCCTGGCTGATTCGGAGCGGGCTTTTTATGGCCTCCCGTCCGGTCAATACGTGGGATGGGTTAATGCACCGGCCTGTGGCTGTGCGCTATATCTCGACACTATGTTTTTCATAGTGGCTCCCGATTCTCTTTTTACTTTGACGTATAGGAACAAGAGCGCCGTTACTGTTGTGGAAAAGTTGGTCGTGACGAAGGATACGGTTTTTAGGCTTTGAGGTAGCAATGTCGGTCTATACGACAAAGGTTATGGTACTGATGGGTGCCAAGCGTGAGAGCCAAATCTCGCGGCCAGGCTTGGAGCGTGCGCTTGTCCTATTGAACTCTGAATATGAAAACCTGTACCTTGACTTATTTGAAGTTGCCCCCAATCACCGGCGTTTTGAGAGTTGGACCGCAATCGACATAGACAATGCAAAAAGGAGGCTTGATGCACGCCACAGCGCAGCAGTCGCCGTCGAAAAAGGGAGACAAGAGGCCGATCAAAATACGGGAAATCGGGACGGGCAAGACCATAGCAACCACGACAACGGTAGACAAGGGAGTAGCGGCGGCGAGGCGGGCAAATGAAGCAGTTTAGTGACCTCGACACTAATGTGGTTTACTTCTCGCAATTTTTCGCGCACCGATTTCCCGGCGTGTTTGGGCCATCCAAAACTAATCTCAAAGCAAACGGTATTCAGGTGCGCCTCATCCCTGGCAACTTCAATATCTGGTGCCGAGACTACATGCCCCTACAGGTTGGCGACCACTTCGTGCAATTTGGATACAAGGGGTACAGCTCCGACGGGCTCGCGTCCGGGTACGAAGATTATCCATGGCTGATTGTTCCAGAGAAATGTTTTGACGTGTGTAAGCCCCTTGTGAAGTCGGAAATAGTTCTCGACGGCGGCGGCGTGATCCGCAGCAAGACCACGGCGATCATCACCGAGAAAGTTTTCCTCGACAATCCCAGCGTGAAGCGGCCCGACTTGATCGCAAAGCTGCAAAAGATTTTCAACCTTGATGTAGTGATTATTCCGATAGAGCCCGGAGATACCCTTGGGCATTCAGATGGGATATGCAAGTTCATTGACGGCGACAAACACCTTCTTGTCAACGACTATTCAAGCATGTTCCCGCCTTACTTGAAATTCCACAACGAGCTTATGACGCGGCTTGGTAAGGCCGGAATAACCGTGGAACTCATGCCGTATGCGTATGGGCTTTGCCCGCAGCTTACCGACGCGGATTTCCACGCGCAGTACCCTCTCGCGGACGACAACAATCCGGCAGTGGGATACTGCATTAACTTTCTGTTGACAAAGAGCGTTGTCCTTGCGCCGGCGTTCGGTATCGACAAGGACGAGGCCGCGATTGCGACGCTGCGGAAATGGTATCCGAAGCATGCTGTGATTGCCATTGATTGCAAAGAGCTGTCGATGGAGGGCGGATTAATGTCATGTACTTCGTGGAACGTGGTGGAGTAAGAGGCTCGGAGCAATCCGGGCCTCTTTATTATTTATTTGACATATTGCCCTAAACATGATATATTGTCATAAAGAGGACGTTTTTATTGTAGAATAGTTTTTTCAAATATCCGGGTTCTCGCGGCGGACGGCCATCCAAAGCGAAACAAAAGAAATAGGGACGCAGATGAGTGCTCATCCACTTCATTTGGGTCCCTTTTCTTTTCCCGGATGCAAAGGAACAAAATGGCTGGACTCCCCACGGGCTTAAACTCCGCCGCTAACACGGCAAGCGGTGTGCGCTCTTATCAGGGCGCGAACCCCGGCGGCAACTCGCCTATTACCGCGTCAATGGGGATTCAGTCCGCACCACAAACCGGCCCAATCATCACCGATCAGAACTCCCAAGTAGGACCTCGCATATACCAGTACGACGTTTACGACTTCATGCTCAACGCCTATTTCGGTCAAGGTGGATTCCACGACGGAACAATCCTTGTCAAGAGTCAAATTGAACCTGACAAGCAGTACGAGGAACGTCGCGCCAATTCTTACTACAAGAACTACACGCGTCCCATCATTGACGCCACATACGCGCCGGTATTCACAAAGCCGGTGAAGCGCGAAGTTCAGGTTAACGGTGTCGTGGACAAAAATGGTACGTCCGCTCCTCAGTTGGCGGCGTTCTTAAAAGACGTTGACGGAAGGAAAAGCGACATCGGGAAGTTTATGAAGAAGACAACCCGATATAGCAACATGCTCGGCGTGGCGTTTGTTGTCGTGGACAATGTAGCCCGCGAAGACATCCCGGCACTCGTCGCGGATGCTGTCGCGGGAAGGAAATTTCCGTATTGCGTGTTGCGATTGCCGCAGCAAGTTGAACGCGAGCTGTTGATTCTCGACAATTTTATGGAGATTGAGCAGATTGCATTCAAGGAGCCAAACGAAGGCGAACAAGAGATTTGGAAGGTCTGGAATAAAACGTCTTCGTACAAAATCACCAAAGACAAAGATGGAAAGTTTGTCGAGGTACCCGACACTCGCACGGAGCACAATTTGGGAAAAACTCCGGTTGTGCCTGTTTTTAGTGGCGAATGTGAAGATGGGACGCTGCTCCCCAAGCCGAACTTCTACGATGTCGCGCGATGCAATTGGGCGTTATTCAATATGTGCTCCTCGCAAAACCGTCTGATGCGGTCCCAAATGTTCGCCATTTTCTGCGCACCAGGAATGAACGCTGGGTTTGGAACGTCGCCGCAACGCGGCTTTGAGCTTAAGCCAGACAATTCCATCACCGGGGAAAAGTACCCGCTGCCGTTTTATTGTGCGCCTCCGACCGGGCCGTATTCGGAGATTTCCCAGAACATCAACGATCTAAAATCCGACCTTTACCAGCTCGCTGGGCAGCAGGGCGTTACTGGCGTTCAGCAAGCAGTAAGTGGCATTAGCAAAGCCTACGACTGGCAAGGGCAGGAGTGGATTTTGCGACAGACCGCGCTTTCGGCAAAGTCTGCGGAAGAAAAGATCGTAGAAATGTTCGGTTTGTACGTGACATCAGAAAAGTTTACCTATACCGCCGACTACACGATGGATTATCAGATTGTTGACCAATTGGCAAAGGGCAACCAGTTTAGCCGTTTCCTTTCCGACGTGTCAACACTATCAACGCCGTACAATCCCGTTGTGGCCGAAGGCGTGCGCGAGTACGCGGAATCAACGTATGACGGTATCGAAGACGCCGAAGCGGCGAAGATTATGAAATGGATCACAGACAACACCACGTTTGAAAAAGAAGAGACTCCGCCGGAGATTGGTGAAGAAGGCGCGGCGAATGACAAGATAATCAGCTTTTTGCAGGACAAAAACAGGTTGCCCAATGGCGCGATAAAGAAACCGGCGCCGGCGTTTAAGAAGAAGGAGGCAGTGACGGCATGAAGCCTTCCCCTTTTGCGCGTGTGATGAATGTCTTTAATAGCAGTTGGGAAGACCTTGCCCCGGATTTGCAGAGCGAGATATTGGCATTGGTAGAGCGCGGTGTGTCACCAGTGAAGGCGGTTCAATCAGTGTTCAAGAGCCACAACCTGGTTGACAAGTTGAAACTTTGGATTTCTACTGCGTGTGTTGATGCCGCAGAAAATGGCGGCGTGAAATTTGTATCCGATCTTGTTGGACGAAATTTTTTCTTGAACAAAGCCTTCCAGCCCGACGGCGTTAGCCTAAGTAAGCGCGTAACCAAGATGGCGTTCCAAAAGGACGTGGTGAGCGAGATTCAGTCAAACCTTGATAACGAGGAACGGTTTGGGACGCTTGTGACGAATCTTGCGGAGTACACTACCGAAGAAGAGCTGCCGCAGGGATTGCTTGAACTTGAACGCATGGCGCGTAAGGTAATGGCGGGCGACGTGGAAGCGTTTGATGATTTCAATAAAGTGCTTAAGCGGGAAAAGGCAACCGCATTGCGGGCAATCAAGAGCGGCGACGAAACGCCGCTTAAGCGATCCTATTTGCGCATTACCAAGGCGGCGGATCGGTTGAACGAAGCTGGGTTGGACAGTGCCGTTGACAGGGCTATCAATCAAAAAGCAAGGGCCGCAGCGTACCGGATAGCACACACGGAAACGGCGCGGGCTTACGGTGCAGCGGTACGGACAGAAGCGAACAACGACGAGGATTGTGTTGGTATCATGTGGGATCTTTCCAGTGGTGAGGGGCACTGCGAAGAATGCGAGGAATTAGATCAACAGATATTCCCCGTTGATGAATTGCCGGAGTATCCGGCTCATCCACATTGTAGTTGCAACCTCTCAAAGTTCTATGGAGACAAGTCCGAATTGACAACGAAGGATTTTGGCGACACCGACGACTCGACTATACCAAACGACCTATTGCTCGATACCGAAGATGAGGGCGAACGTGAAGCCGCTTGAAAAACTTGATTACGTTATTTTACTCATGGTAGTGGAAGTAATTTTGCAGGCTATCCAACTACTGAAATAAGTCACATTACGTCACAAAAGGAGTACGTCAATGGCACTTTCACAGTCGCAGAAAGACGCAATCAGCAAGATCGCCGGAGGCGCGGACATCTTGGCAGAGGTTGACTCGATCGAAACGGCAAACGCGACATTCACCGAAACCAACCGGAATCTCGAAGCAAAGAACAGAAAACTCACGAGCGAACAAGTGTCGAGGAAGCGCGCAATGCAGGCAACAAAAGAGGCGTTGAAGGACGCGGGCCTTGACCCCGAAGGCGGAGAGTACGGGCTTGAACCGGAGACACCGTTGAAGGAGCAGTTGGAGGGGTTAACAAAGAACGTCACCGAAACCGTGTCAAAGAACGTGGAAAAATCTCCGCAGTATGTCGCGCTGGAAAAACAGGTTCAAACCTTGACAAAAAAAATAACCGACAGCGACGCGAAGGTCGCGGCGGCGCAGGCGGCGCAACAGGTATCCGCTCGACGGTCGGCATTGCAGCCCCTCTTGCCCGAACTGTTTGGGAAAGCCGCTCCGTATGTTTTGAAAACAGCAATGGCGGACGGGCAGATTGTGGAGAACGACGCCGGGGAAATTTGCATCAAGGACGGCGACAATCTTGTCCCTGTTAGCAATGTTGCCGAAGCTGCAACGGCGCTCAAAAAACTGCACGCTGATCTTGTCATTACAAGCACGCGGCCCGGATCGGGCGCGACACCGCACTCGGGTGGGAAAGCCGCTGGGGCAAAAATCATGTCCAGCGATGAATATAACGCGAAAAGCGCCAGCCCCGCTTTCGCGCAAGAACTCTCGAAGTTTTTCACAGAGGGTGGAACGATAGGGGAGTAAGTCCATCGGAAGTACGTTGTTCCTGAGTAAGTTTTTGGAAGTACGTCGTTTTTTAGAGTACGTTGTGTGTTTCAAAAACGAACTTTCAACAATCAGAAAAGGAACGACAAATGACTACTTCCAATATCATCACCTCCCTCATGCCTACCTTTTTCAAAGCACTGGTTGATGTAAACAACGAGTGGACGGACGAAATTGATGCCGTCTACATGAACCAGAGCCTCGAACAGGCGGCAATGAATCAGACAATCACCTATCCGATATCGTTGCCGAAATCCACGTACACAATCGCATCACAGGCGCTTCCGCTGGATATCAACGGGGAAACGCCTGGTACGGGTACGATGTCAATCAACAACATCCAAGCGGCCGCATTCAAGTACACCGGCGAAGAGCAGAGGCAGCTCGCGCTCGGTGGAATCAGCATGAAGTACCTGGACGACATCAAGGAATGCCTTCGCGCTATCCGCAACGCTGTTTCCGCATCGGTCATTACCGCCATGAACAACAGCGCGTGCCGGGCCATTGGAACCGCGGGGACTACGCCTTTCGCGTTCAACGGAACAACCACTTCCGGAATGGACATGTTCGGTGACGTCACGGCGGCCATGATCGACAATGGTTGCCCCACCAGTGATGTCCACATGATCCTGGGTGGCCTTGCAACAGGCGCACTGCTCAAAGTCCCGAACTTGTTCCGGGCGAACGAAGCGGGATCTGACAGGCAGCTCCGCACCGGCGCCATCGGAAAAATCGAAATTTTCAACGTCGGCAGCTCCTCGAATATCATGTCGAAGCACACAACCGGTGGGTCCAGCACCACGACCTCGGCGGCATACGCATTGCCGACCGGCGGGAAGTCCCGCGTTTCGGTTAACATCTCCGTGGCGAGCTCAGCGGGCTACGGGGCGGGCGACCTCATCGTCAACAGCACGGCCGACGCGACCCGGCAGTACGTTGTTATAGCTGTGCCTGATGCTAATACGCTTACACTGGCCGCTCCTGGCCCGCTCGTAGCGTGGGGCAACGGTGACACGATTGTCGCAACCGGCAAGAGCGGCGCGGGTAACCCGTTCATCCAGAACTTCGCATTCCAGCGCAACTCTGTGCATCTTATCGCGCGTCAGCCGCAACTGCCCACGGGCATCGGCGGCACGGGCGCCGGCATCACCGGAGCAGTGGGAACGCTTGTGGAGAACCGGCTACTCCCTGACACGCGCACGGGCCTGATTTACCAGCTCTGCGCCTGGTCCGAACATCGGCAGATCGTCGTCGAGGTCGGCCTTGCTTGGGGTGTTGGCGTACCGAACCCGCAGAATCTTTTCGTCGTTCTTGGCTAGTTTCACGTGAAACATTTGGCGGGGTGAAATTCCCCGCCTTCACCTTTTGCAAAGGAATTGAAAATGGCAGTTACGAAAGACATCGAAAACAGAACCGACACCGCGGCACACTGGACATCTTCAAATCCCATCCTGCCCCTCGCAGTAGTGGGGCACGAGTCCGACACGGGCAAGATCAAATACGGTGACGGTGCCACGGCGTGGGGCTCGCTCGCGTATCTGGACCCCACAGACTACCCGATTGAGACTAACATATCTGCGGCGGTCACGAGGTTTTACAACGCGGCCCAAACCGCCGTGGGCGTCCCGGTGATTGGAGCGTTCACGGCGCCGATCACCATATCGGTCGGCAGCGTGACGGACTCGAACGCGGCTACCGCAATCACGTCGTGCAACGCGCAGATCAACCTGTTGGGCGCGTATGTCAACAGGCTGGAAACGCTCATCAAAAACATGGGCGCGTGCACCTAGTATGCAGATAACGGAAGGGACGCTTGATTTACGGATTCAAGTTCTACAAGAGCAACAAGTAGCTCTAAAAAAGAAACTTAACGAGACTAACGGAGCCTTGGCGGCTCTACTTGAATTGCGTGAATTCGTAAATCAAGCACCCTCTGTTGTTGACAAGATCGAAGAGTTTGCGAGGTTACAAGAAGAAATTGACAGAATAGCAAAAGCAACTAGTCAGCCTGTGTCGGTAGTGGAAAAATGACGGAAAATACGCTCACCATTGACTTGACAAAGTTTGAGGCAGTGCTTAACGCGCTTCCCGAAAAGGTCGAGCGCGCGGTCATGCGTGAGGCAAAGAAGCAGTTGACGGACGTGCAGCGTGTGGCCCGCGTCGCGCATCGTTTTCAAAGCACGTCGGGATTGCGGCCAGCTTGGGGAAGAAAAAAGGCGTGCTATTACAAGAATACGCACAAACTGGAAAAATCCGTGCAAGTGGAAATGACGGGCGATGGCGGACGGGTTTACCTTGACACGGGTGTTGCTGATTACGGACCATACGTGCATGAGGGGCAAAGATCATGGGAGCCCGACAGGTTTGTATATCAGGCTCTTGCTATTCAGCGCCACGAGATTATCAACGGCATAGGTCGTGCTGTTGCGGAAGCCATAAACTCCTTGTGAGGAAACAATGAATTATCCGTCTGTGAATATGTTCCCGCGATGGAGCGGATGGCTCATAAATTTCACCGATCTCACTGATGAAGTTATTAAAAAATTTGGTGATACCATTTTGACGCAGAAGCCAGACCCGAACTTGATATCGTTGTCTATCGGCCAGTCTATGCAGTTGACGGATACGTCCATTTATCAAATCGCCACAACCGATCCATCCGCGCCTGTCGGAAAGTTGACAATCACGAACACGACCGGGGCGGCAATCCAGGTCTCCCACAAAAACTATTATTACAACACCGCGAAGGCGCTCATTGACCTGGCAAACCAAAAGGGAATTGACGAGTCGCAATTGAACTCTGTAATTCCCATGCACTACATAATTATACAATGGCAAATTGCGTATTTGCATGAGCAACTTTGCACGGACAACATAGGGTTAAACGACAGCGTGGACGGAGTTGCGGATAAGTTTCGTGGCAAGAAACGCGATTACTACGACATGCGCATGGATTGGCAGAAGAAAATCACCTACGAAGCATTCAATACTGCGTCTATGCAGCAGAATTTCACACGAGCGGTAAGCAATGGGTTTGACATAAGCTGCTAATAATAAATCAACCTTAACGGGGGGTTTGCAATGCCAGCATTTATAGCAACTACGGTTGCCGCGAATGATAGTTGGGAAAAAACCGGAGCTTTCTCGGGTATATGGAAAACCGGGATAACAGCCACAAACATTTTCCCGTTTTTTTAAGGACGCATGAGCCTTTCAATTACATCGCAGCCGGTTTCGCAGTTGGTCGCCCTTGGGTCCGCGACGTCATTCTCTGTTGTTGCTACACACACGGACCCGACAGCGGTAATTTATTATCAGTGGAATAAGTACCTGACCCCTATCCAGGGATCGGTTTCTGCGTCCTTGTCGTTCCCTGCGGTGACGTGCGACCCCACGGGAAACGATTGCGACATTTACAATTGCACGATAAGAAACAGCATCGACGATACGGTTCTTGTTACAAATTGGGTTGCGCTGGCCTGTTCAATACTTGACAATGTTGAATTGAATATGAAAATCCGCATTCTGGGAATCACCAAAGCGACCGGATACAATTTTGACTGGAAGGTTGTAAACGAACCGGACGAAGCGGCGGTGCCGGGATATCCCCGCGTAGTCATCGAGTCACCGGCAGAGACAAATACTGACTCTCCGAACACGCCCAACTGCCAAGCGTACACCAATGACGTTTTGTTTACCATGTATGCGAAGGGTGATCAGGCGTGGTCAAACTGTTCAAACTTCACAATCCGTAGTCTGCTGCGGATGATAATGGACGACCTTAAGCGGTGTTTCGGGCCAAAGCCCGACGCGCGCGGAATAGTCATGGGCGACTCAGTGAACGACTCTTGCGACATGATTCTGTACCGGAGCCATCAGATTCTCAATCAAGACCAAAACGATATTCAACGCCCGTCAAAAATAAAAATACAATGGATTGTCAAGTATTGCCAGGACAGGGCAGAGCCTTTACAAAGAGCATCAGCATAACAATGTATACTTTTTTCAACGGAGGGTTCCAATGTCGTTCATGACCAACAAATCGGTTCTCGTCGGGGCGGTGGAAGAGGTTCTTATTCCCAAAGGCGTTGTGCCAGCGAGCCCGCAGTACGTTGACTTGTCGGGGATTTATCCCCCCTCTACTCACGCGAGCGGATTAACCCTTACGGTGTCGGAAACGGGCGGGGTGATAACTGGTGTGTCGATAGTTTCCGGCGGGACCGGATATGCCCCTGGCCAGCTCGTTCTCGTTTCGTGCGGGACTTTGCACTTGTCGTGGAATGGAATACTTCAGGTGTCAACAATTACAACCGGCGGGGTTGTGGCATCTCTTCTTGTTGTAAACGCTGGAACCGGATATGCCGCAGGTACGGCATATACAGTTTTTCTGCCTCAATTCGCATGGGAACTTCCGCACACGTTTGTGATACAAGACCTGTCCACAGTTTCCAATATGCCAAAAACGGAGCGCATCAGCATCACCGGAATAAGCTACAAGACGGCCGCCATTGCCGGGTACGGATATTCTGTTTTGCTCGCTGCTCAGCTTGCCAACTCCTACGTAATGCCGTATGCGTCAATCTTGACGCCGGGTTGTCCTGTGTCACTCCAGCCATTTCATTTCAACACCAGGATGCGGGCACTTACCAACGCTCCTAAAATTACCCCGGACGAGGAGTCTGCACAGTTCGCCACCGGCGACCACCGCAAGGACCAGTCCATCATGACCACGCAAGAAGGCGAGGTCGGGTTTGACGAGAAGGTCGCGGTGAGTATTTGCAAAGGCTCGGGCCTGTGTGTGGATATTACCATTGACGGCAACGGCTCGATTTTGTCCGCCGTTCCCCACACGGCGGAAGCCGGAACCGGGTACAAGGTTGGGGACCTGGTAACGGTCAACGATGCTGCCCCGGCGCAGGGGGGCGACCTGTTGGTGACGTCAATCACAACAGGCGGCGCCGTCGCGTCACTCTTTGTTGTCGCCCCTGGCGTGGCCTATTCTACCACGAGTGCCGACACAACGGCGGCTGTGCTGCTGCCGCAGTGGTATAAATTCATGCGTGGCATGGGTCATGCGGTGCGTTTCTACGGCACAACCGGCGTGGGTTTCCAATCCCTGGCCGCTTGCGACGATGTTACCTTGACTCTGTGGAAGGTCGACATACAGACTGGCGCATCACCGAAGGCGATGGCGTGGATGTACGCAGGATGCTTCGGCGATGGGTCACTGGACGGAGAATCCACACAGGCGTATAAGTTTAAGGGAAAATATCAGGGAAAGTTCACCGGGACCGCGGAGATTCTTTCCTCGGATTCAATTTGGCCCGTGCTGACTGGCCCAGACATCACGACCCCAGAGAAAATGATTGCCAACGTTTGCGAGGTCATTGCCGGCGGGTGCCCGACAATCGCGTCGGCCGGAACTACCACGACAGGAACGGTTCTTCAGGAGAATATCAGCAAGTTCTCGCTGGCCTTTGGCAACAAGATTGCGGCGCTGCCCAACCAGAAAGACTCCACGGGCCACGACTATTATTGCCGCACCGAAGCTGCGCCCAAGCTCACGATTAACCCGTTGATGAAAACAAAAACAGAGGAAGACGTGATTGCGAACGTGCTTGCACAGCAAGAAGTCGACGTGCTGATTCAGAGCGCGCTATTTAGCCCAAACCTGTCAATCGAATGCCCGCGCGGGCAAGTAGCTTCCCCGTCTCCCGTTGATGCAAATGGGTTCATCGAGTTGGGGAAGGTGCTGGGGCTACACGGGAACAATCTCGGCGCCGGGCCTGTACAAAGCGCGTTGCCGGATGAGTGCGCATTTGAAATCCTTATCGGGTCGAGGTCGTAACAAGTACACGTCAACCTTAACAATCAGGTGTACTTGTGGCAAGAGTAAAAAATAGCTTTGACAAGATAATTCCCACCGGAGAGGCGGAGACCCCTTCCGATCTCCGGTGGCCTACGTTCTGCATGGTTAAGCCACACAAGAAAAACTTCAACGTGGATGATCCAAATAATGTGTGGATGCAGGAGATTGCCCCGGAAGACCGCGAAGTTGACTACGATAAGGCGTGGGCGCAGTGGAATGAACTCTACCAATGGATCGCCGCAAACTCCGGCAGTGTTGACCTAATCCCGCACACGGGAAAACTACAAGACCTCATTTATGTGGCGAACATGGGGCTATACATTGAGCCCGCCGATGTTATTGTCATTTCAAATTTCACGTCTGAGCCACGACGCGGAGAGGAGAAAGTAGGCAAGGCGTACTTCGAGAGCGATGGGTACACGGTTATCGCTCCTCCACCAGATTGTCATTTTGAAGGTGAAGCCGATTTGAAATTTGTGCGAGACAATATTTTTGTCGGCGGGTATGGGATGCGGAGCGATATTGAGGCATACGAGTGGATGGAAAAGCAATTCGGCATCAAGATTGTCAAGTGCCTGATAAGTGACGAAAGACAATATCATTGGGATTGTAATTTTTTCCCTTTGACCATGGAAAAGGCTTTGGTTGCAACGGAGCTACTTCAACCTGCTGACCTGAAAGAGGTGGAAAAGGTGGTTGAGGTTATTGACATACCAAAACCGGAAGCCTATGCGATGGCGTGTAATTGCGTAAGAGTGGGGGCTAATATAATAGTTGCATCCGATCTTACATCTCTACGCGCAAGCGACAAAAACTATATGACCGAGGTGACAAAGATAGAGAGATTGAATCATATTTGCAGCCAAAACGGATTAGGGTTGGTTCCATTCAATTTGGGAGAATTTAACAAATCGGGGGCAGCTTTGTCGTGCTTGGTCATGCACCTTAATTATGTTGACTACCAGTCCGATCAAGGGGACGTGTTTTAATGTCTTCCTCTCTCAACGAGTGGCTTGACGAAATAAAACCGTTCAAGAAAATGGACCCCGATTTCCTTGCGTCCGTTTTCTTTTTCCGTGATCCTTCGCGTCCCGTTTACAAGGATTCTGATTATGTTTTTTCCCCGGCTGACGGGACTATCATAGATCAAGGGTTCAAGAAAGCCGATGAGGAAATCGCGGAAGTGAAAGGCATTACATACACGCCCCAAAAGCTCATTGAGGACGCGTCTTTTGACAAAACGTCACTTGTGATAAGTATTTTTATGTCGCAATACGACGTACACATCAACAGGATGCCGACAAATGGTAACGTGTTTTTCAAACAGGTTGCACCATTGCAAACCAAGAATATTCCAATGATTTTTGAAGAGCGCGACTTGTTGGCCGGGCATATCAACTATAAGCACATGGGATACCCAACAAAAAACGGCCGAACGGTGAATACAATTTACAACGGGCGGTACGTGTACTATCTTGTGCAGATTTGTGATTCCGACGTGAATGTAGTCGCGCCGTTTACAACGCGGCAGGGCAAGCACTACGGGCAGAACGAAAGGTTTTCTGTGGTGCGGTATGGTTCACAGGTGTCGATTATTCTTCCGTTGACCGACTGCTTTGAATTCGACCTGATGGAAACAAAAGAGCGCCATGTTCGGGCAGGGCTGGATAGGCTTATTTATGTTCGTGGTAAGAGCGAGGGGCAAAAGCACAAAAAGCAAGACGAATCATTGCCGGACAAGAAAGGCGCGGAAGGTGAACCGGAAGCGCAAGTGTAAAGTGTTGACAGAGGCAGAAATCAACCTAATGGCTTGCGTGAGAATGAAGGCCGTGGGTATAGTGGTAAACAAGCACTCCAAAGAATTTGACCGGACATATCGAAAGCTATTACACAAAATCAAAAGGGGGACCACATGGCAGAGCGCAGAGAAATGACCGAGGAATTGAGGCGAGAACTTGCGGGACACATGTCTTTTTCGAGTGAGGCTACTGTTGAATTCCCGCCCTCCGCATATCTCAAGCACAAGCAGAAACTCAATGAGGCGACGGGAGAATTCGAGGACTTACCGGAGTTTGAAATAGCCGAGGACTTGCATGGGTACTTCCCGACGTTTGTTTTGAGGAGCTTCACAAAAGCCGAAAACGACAAGGCCGAGCGCCTTATATGCGAACTTCGAGCGGAGGGCTCAAAGAGCCGGACCTATGACCTCAACCCAAAGATACGTGAACTTGCCAGGGCCGCCACGACGGACTGGCGAGACTTTTACGACCCGGCGAAAAAGGATTTCGTTGCATACAAAGCCGATCCGCAGGGCGGTTGCGACAGGGAGATTTTCAGGCTTGTCACGGATGGGAGAGTCTCGGAAATTTTCTATTACATTCTCAGAATGTCCGGCATCTTCCCAGGTGAAAAACTCTCTTTAAGATAGCCGCAGTCATCCGGGTCGGCCTGTTCGCTCCTGACTGCGGGGAATGCACTGAACAAGCGAAAAAAGAGTGGGGATGTAGTGAATCGACAAAGGCGCCAAACACATTCAGCGACGACGAAGATGATTTTTTCAACTGTCCGTTTCTGTGGGTAAGGTTCAACCCTTCGGTTTTGGATTTCTTGGCAAGGTACGATTTTATGAAAAAAGGGTGGACGCGGAGCGAAGGGTACGACAAAATGCCTTGTAGGTTTCTTGAAGCCATTGACATATTTGAATCATACGTGGACTTTTTCGAGAAACAAAAGAGTGGAAAATAATGAGCGAAGATCAAGCTGTAATTGAGGCAGTACTCAGGCTTAAGAACGAGCTTTCCGCGACTATTAAGCAAGCGGAAAGCGACGTCCACGGCTCCACTTCAAAAATGCAGACTGCCGCAGATGGCGTAGGAACTGCATTTACTAAGATGGCTGGTATTGTTGGGATCTCGTTTTCTGCTATGTGGGCAGCGAGCAAGATCAAGGATATAGCGCAGGACTCGCTCAATCTCGGTATGCACATCGAAGACACCTCGCGCAAAATGAATCTTTCCACGGACTCGTATCAAAAACTTTCGTACATGGCAAAAATGAGTGGTGCCGACATTGACAATATGGGGCGGGCCTTTTCAACGCTTGCGAAAACAGCTGTTGCTCATAATGCTATTTTGGGAATATCCACTAGGGATATGAATGGGAATATCAAAGATTCCGGGGTATTGTTTCAAGAGCTACTCCTGAAAATATCGGAAATCCATAACCCCACGGAGCGCCTTGCCACATCCATGAAAGTTTTCGGAATGGCTGGCCGGGAAGTGTACGCGATGGCTTCACAGGGAAAGGACAAGCTCAAAGAGTTGGCTGATGAAACAGATCGCTACGGATTGATAATAGACAAGAAGGTATTGAAACAACTCGAAGAAGGTAAAAAAGCGCAAGAGACTTTGGCAGCAGCGTGGAAGGTGTCGGCTGCCAACCTTACGACATTTCTTATCCCCGCAATGGAAACCTATATTCCGCTTTTACAAAAACTGTTCGGTTCAAAAGGAACCGAAGAATCAATGGCAGATGCTGCTTCATCTTGGATGGGTGACCCCGAAAAGGTTAGGAAGGTCGCGCTTGCGGCGAGAGCCATTCAGTCGCTCAAGGCGGCGCACGCCTCAGAATCGGGCGATTTTTCATCGAACGAATCTACTGACGAATTTTCAAGAGAAATGGCGGCAGCAAAAACAATTCAGGATATTACCGGCGGGACTGTTGAAAACGCTCTTGCCGTCATGCGGACAACTAAAACGCAAAACGCGCTCATGTCGGCGGCGCAAAAGACCAAAGCAAGAGTGGCCGCATCGGCGACCACAACAACGGACGAAGCTATTGAAAACGAGCTTCGCGGTGGTAAAAAATCCAAAGCGTCGAAAGAGGGGAAGCCGTTTGACGAAAGTTATTCTTGGGATAAGTTTTACGATCAGGAACCGCCCAAGGGCGTTTTTCTCGATTTACCGGAGCGCGGCTCCGCAAACCTTCCCGAAGGAATGGACAAGAACGAGAAGGCTCTAAAGGCAGCATTTGACAAGAAAGTAAAGATGGAAGACGAGGCTGCCAAAAAAATAGAGAAAATCCACAAGAAAACCTTCAAGGACAACGCGCAAGACCTCATTGACAATACAAAAGCTTATTTTGACATGGGGCAGAAGGTTATCCAGATTGGTAACAACGTTTCCCAAGTCCAAATGAACAACATCGAGGCACAGAAGTCCGCCGAGACAGAAGCGGTTGAGCACTCCCACGTGAGCGCAAAATTGAAGCAAAAGCGCATCGAGGCAATCAACAAAGAGGCGCTGGAAAAAGAGCGAGGGGTCAAAAAAGAGCAACAGACCATGTCGGAGATTTCGGCGGTTATATCGGGGGCAGAGGCGATTATGAAAGGGTACGCGCAGAGCGGCCCGATTGTTGGCACCATAGAGGCCGTGCTCATGGCCGCGGTGACCGCGACAGAGGTTGCGAGCATTGCGTCCCAGCACTTCGCGCAGGGCTTGGACGCGGGTCCGGTGCAGCGCAGGGTGGGTGGTGGAGGCACGGACTCAGAGCCCGCGATGCTCACGCCCGGGGAGTGGGTTCTTCGCCCCGAACAGATGGCGGCCCTGGCCGGGCGCAGGTCTTCGAGCAGTAGTGGGGATGTCCACCACTATCACATGGGCGTAACGGTCATGGGCAATACCAATAGCGCGACAATCGGGCAGATCAAGCAGAGCCAAATGTCAATGGTGAAGCAGTTAAAACAAACGCAGCTCGCAGCAGCACGGTACAGGGGATAAAATGCTGATATCTGCCACAGGAATAACCGACTTCACCGCGAAGATCAAACCCGACTTCAAGCCGGCTTATCACCCCGACTTTGAAACGAAGTGGGCGCAACTATCAAGCGGTAATTGGCGCACGACCGACCGCGGCGCAACGGCCGATTACTACGAAGCGGAGAATGTCACAATTTACGGCACGGAGTCCGGGGCGCTGGGTACGCAGAGCGTGAACGCCTTCATTGCGAACATAGAGACTAACCGGTTGCAAGGTTTTGGAGCCAACATTTTGTTTCTGTCAACCTTCGCATCCAACGAGCACATTTTTGGTGCGGATATCGTTCACCCAGCAACCAACGCCACTACAATCCCTGTATCGGTGACGGAAATCGGCCGGCGCGTACAAAACACATGGAAGGGGTGGGCATTGACCTGTAAATTGAGGTTCCTCGGTCTCCCCTCCTCATTTGCGGGATCGCCCACCCTCCCTTCTTTGCGGTGGGTGCCTGTTGGGTACGACGCAGATTCGGATAGGACGCTGCAATTGGTCGACAGCTATAACAACACCATGTACTATGCCGATCCGCGCAGCGACGCTGGGACGTGGTCCGGGGACTGCATGTTTTTGGATTCGGAAATGCAAAATTTGCGCCGTTTCTTTGCCGTGAACCGCGGGGCGACATTCAGTCTGGCGGGTATTGGCGGGGTGCTTTATCCGTTCGGAATCAACAGGCATGCGGCAACAGGTGGGTATCCGTACAGCGTGAAATTGAAAAACATCGAAGACGAGCGAATGTTCGGCGTGTCACGTTGGATTGCCAAGTTGACAATCGTGGAAGAAACGACAATATGAGCAAGCTGTATTATGGCGTAGAGATAACCACGGACCAGGGCGACGTCGCACACACACCTCTTGCTATAACAAACCCAGCGTTGGCAATGATTAATGGTGTAATACGCATCGTGTCGGACCGGCCCGGATACGATGGGCATACTGTTGTCCCGACGTATGGCCCGAACGAAATTGACAATTTTGGAACGCCGCTTTCTGGCCCCAATGCCAACGTGTACTATCAGGACTTTTTTCAGAAGGCCGGAATCCTCGCTAACCCATCGAACGAGATTGACGTGTCAACGTCGGGTGGAGCGGCGACATTATCTGAATTTGAATTCGTCGTCACCAATACCAGATTGGCTAGTGGCTGTTTGGTCGAAACAGAATCAACGGGCGGGGCGATTACATCCATTGTTGCGTCCGGAACCGGCGCCGGATATACTGTGGGCGACAAGCTGACGGTTTTGGGAGGTGTCGGTGGGGTCGTTCAAGTCTCTGCGGCAACCGCGGGAGTTCCGACAGCCTTCACGGTGACGGCGCCGGGAACTGGATATACCGACAATGCCATATACGCGACCCTGCCTATAAATGGCACGTTTTGGAATGCCGTTGAAACAGGGAACGCCGGAAACCCTATTTCGTTGATCGGCAGAAAAGTACGGTTTGTTATTTTTATTGACGATGTTATGTACTCCCGGTGGGTTGGAGTAATCACAAATAATCCATTTACGGAAGTGGATTACCACCTCAGTTGCGGACCCGACTTGACGGTACACAAAACCCTGCCGCCGAACATGATTACCATTACCACGCTTCCCAATATCGGCATAGGCAACGAGCAAACGTCACAGGTTACAATATCTGGTGCGGTATCGCCGCAGTCAAATATTCCGGCGAACGCGACAGTAGCAAGCTCTGTATTGCCTGTTTGCTTTGGTGACATACCCTATGCTCAATTATTCAATATCAACGGCGTTCCAACGATGGAGAAGATAGCCATATTGGGACGTGGCATAACTCCCCCGGCGAACCATTCCAACTTGTTTGACATATCGTGCGCAGTTAACCCTCTTGACGCGGAAGCCGTTGACCCGTCGGTAATGACTGGGCCGGTTGACGCTTCGGTGCTATCATATATTGATGACAAGGGTAATTCCGCTGGAATAGCCTTCGCTGATTGGACCTATAATCTTGTCATGGTCCTTGAAGACTTGGGTAATCTTACATCATCTTATGCCGGATATGGAAATACACCTTGCCCAATGGCTGACAGCCTAATTGCTGGTGGTGCCTTTTTTAGGCCAGCCGGATATGCCGGGAATGTTGACAAATTCAAGGACTTTTTCGTGTTCAAGCAAGGGGATCAGAAGGGGATTCGCATACTTCACAGCACGTCATCCTATGCCGCATATCTCGTTACGGGGTCAAGTCCGGCGGCATACCGATATTTGTTTGTCACTGTTTTGTTGCTTGCGGAATGCCCGGACAATGTTACATCAGAAAATATTCTCATTCCTCCAGGGCGCGGGTATACACCAACAGATGCGGTATCTCAATTGGCGGGTACTCCGATTGGCGGTAATACGCAGGCCTCTTTTGTTCAAGGGGATGGTACGACGTTTTGGCAGGTCTGCAAAAATCTTATTACCCAAGTTGTAAGCAATTTCAAAATAATCAAATTCACGCCAGCCTTGCTGAATGGAAATGTACCAGCGAACACAAATAACGCTCAGGCGCTTCCAGTTCTTAGGAGTTTTTCCAGCAACTTGAAAATATACGAAAATGTAAACAACATTATTCAATCTGCTGTTGTAAATCCGGTTGCCGATCCGCTGTCACAGTTTCCATACTTACAAATCAAGGCATCCGCAGACGTGCAACAAAATGGCGTTTCACTGTTGAATCCATTGCTTCTTCCGGCAAAAGCTATTCAGAAGATTGAATTCACCTTCCTTGGCAACAATAGCAATGACACAAGCGACCCCGTCCCCTCCCATGATGCCTTTATGAATCCAATGTCTCGCAGTATCTTGTACGGTACTCCCGTAGGAGGCGCTCCTCCATTTGTGGCAGATTCAACAAAGCTTTCGGGACAGTCAGTTTTTAACGCAAGCGATTTTAACAATCTGGTTGACAGAGATAGAACAACCCATTTTCCTTCTATTGTTTTAAGTTACGACAATTATCGAAGTCTTGGCGGCGGAGAAGGTGCGGGGCACCGCTTGCCGCTAAAATACGCGACCGATAGCTATGGAAGAATTTATCATATTTTTATTGACAACACCACCTATTCTTCACCTACCGGATATAAGCCTTATGACCTGTTGGAGGTAACGCCCGACTCAGGCTCAGGCAAAGCGGCAATAGTCCAAGTCCTTTCCGTTGATTCCAGTGGAACACCGCTAACGATAGGGTACATTGACGAAACCGGGACTGCAATTCAAAACACACCTCTTGTTTCGGGGTCTGGCTATACTAATAATGCAACTGGAGCGGGGTATATTCATGACCGATTTGACACAAACGGAGCCGAAGACATAGCAAGCCCGCGTGGTTACATGGTTACCTTTTCGATAGACATGACCTCAATTATTGACACGGAAATAGACAAGGCGTTTTTTGGAATTGACTTTGTAGCACAATCAACAAATTCGCCAGAAGTAGGCCTGTCTTATGGTCTGAATTTTAGATTGCTAGACCAGCAAAACCGTCCTATTTCTCTTGGCGACAACGTGAATAATGGCGCACTAGCTTGCGGGGCTCAAGGATTCATAGACCCAATAGGAAATTTTATTGTCACCAAATCAGCATATGGGAATACTCATCAAAACTTTTTGCCCAAAGACTACTATGCCGGAGGTGGAAATAGTAACGGAGAATCTGATAGATTTTTTCTTGCATCTTATCCGCAAGAGGGGTCGGGGAATGCCTTTGCAGAGATTGATTTCAAAACCATTCTATCTCTGATAAAAAGTCGAGTAGCACAACCAGTACTTCTTGTAGACTTTGTGATTATTGGGAATACAGCAAAAAGTGTTGGGTCTGGTGCGCTGGTTGACATAACCGGGATTGATTCTAGCAGTGTTCCTCCTGGTGCAATCTTGGGAGCACAAGTCAACCCATACAATCGCGGCATAGGCTATTCTCACGGGGACCAAATTCTTGTTTCCGGTGGATACAAGGGGGTTATGACGGTAGATGTTGTTGACGGGTCTGGACGAATTGGAAATTTAACAGGACCCGGAGGCGGATACGGCTATACTGTCAGTACAAAAAACTCTTCAACTCCTTATTCTTCCAGCAACATTAGATCGGCAGATACCGACATTACTTTACAAATTAATCAAATAGGCTTTGTGTCTCAAAAAACCATTTCGACCGCAAACAAAGACTTGTTCGCGGAAATACAGGGAGAAACCGTTGGCAACGACGGGGCCACGGCGACGAATACTATTCATACCGCAATACAGCACATCATGGAAGACTACGATAAAATTCCAGTGCCGCTAATTGATTATGGAAATCTGGCAACGACGCGTGGTCTATCCGCGACAACGCCTTGGTACGTGGGCCGACAAGTTCAAGAGCAGCAAAATTCAATTGACTACATAATTGAACTTTGCAGACATGGCTTTCTCGCATATTTCCTTTCGAGAACGGGCAAGCATTCCTTCACAGCTTGGCAGGACAATACCTCGCCTATTGCAACACATGACGCTTCAATTGTTGCGAGGAATTCAATTGGCGGGTTGATTAAGACAGACATTTCCTGTGTCTACAATGACTTCAATTTGCAATACAACATCAATCCCGGATTAAGCAAACTTGACCATAGTATCATCATTACTCACGTTGACGACCGTGAACCCGGCGTAACCGTGTCGGGACATGCACCCGGCGACGGCTTCCCCGCGATTGGCTGTCTTGACGGTGACGGTGTACCTTTGTGGATTAAGTACACATCGTGGACGGGTATCCCTAATTACAAAGGGCAAGCGGCGGCGGAGCCTTCGCAACCGGCTTTGAACGCTGTTGGTGACACCTACTACGCGACGGCGACGGCGGGAAGTTGGATATCGGGTAATTACTATACGTGGACGACTGCAAAGACATGGAATTCAACGGCGTATCAAGCGGCGTGGACAGCCGCGCAAACCCTGTGGAATATTTGCCATGATTCGTGGCTGAAATCGTTTACAATTCAACAAGTGCCAAATGACCTATCACAGTTAAACTGGTTTAATGACCGCACATTACTTTCGGACCCGGCATTAAACACCGTTGGAATTAATACAGGAAGTTCGGCGTGGTTACTTCTCAATAAACTAATAATATATATTACCAAACAGAAAGACACGGTTCCATATTCGGTGCCGATCAACGCGGATACGGCACAACTTGATATGATGATGCCCATTGATTTGAACGACATCCTTTTTACAAGCGGCGTTGCCCGGCTCGGCTGGATTGAGAAAATAGAAACAGATGCCTTGAACGGGAAATTGAACTTGCAACTTATTTTACAATAGGCCAGAAAATGTTAAGAGTCGTGAGAATATCGGACAAGACGCGGTCGCAAGAATTTGACTCTATGTTTGTCTATGGTCCTAATGGTAAGATTACTCTAAATACAAATGAACAGTTCGGACAGAATTGGAACACGGCCTATGGCTGGGGCAACT